CGGCGGCGGGTACCGAGAGGACCGCCGACGACACCCCGAGGGCGAACCCCGCCGACCCGGCCAACGGCGCGGGCGCGGAGAGCGACGCCGCCGTCGACACCGTGACCGAGGCCGCGCCGGTTAGAACGGTGAACGAGACGGCACTAAAAAATGAACAGATGGCCGCGCTGAGGTCGTACCCGCCGCCCGTGGTGACGGTCGCGTTCCGGGTCGTCGCGGGGCCTTGGATCTGATAGGCCATCCCGGCGCCGCCGTTCAGCGCCGCGACCCCGAATTGTTGCGCGAGTTGGGTAAACCCGGAATCGATCGACGATATGCCCGTGCCGTTATTGAACCCGCCCGACACGCCGATCACGAGGAGCTCGTCGGCTTGCGTCGGCGTGATCGCGCCGGTCGTGATCACGGTCGCGGGGGCAATCGACAACGGGCCCGCGTTGTTTTGATCCTTCGGCGTGGTGAGTCGCGCCCCCGCATAGGCGGAGGCCGCGATCGCGGGATAACAGACGACCCCATTCCCGACAATCCAGAAAATGTGCCCCGTGCCGACGACGGGGTTCACGCAGTACCAGAAACCGTTGGTGTAGTACGTGCCGACGCGGTTCGCGTTGATCGCCGTCCATGTGTTCCCCTTGGTATCGGAGAGGGTCATGGACGGCGCGTTGCCGTGATTCCACGTCGCGCACACGACGAGCAGATTCGCGCCCGTCGTGTTTAACGTGCAATTCGCGTTGATCGCGTCGCCGGATCCGCCCGCCGCGGAGCCGATCAGGGAGAACGGCATTCGGTGTCGGCGCCCTTACTAGCCGACCGTGATCGAAAGGGCGTCGACGGCGAACGAGGGCGCGGGGTCGCCGCTGAGGATCGTTCTCGACGCGGTGAGCGCATCCCAAATCAAGAGGTTACCCCCGCTCGCGGCGTCGAAAATTCCGAAGTGGCTCACAGTGCCCCAATTCGCCGAGGGCGCGGGGAACGTGATCGCGATCGCGTTCGTCGTGACGCCGCCGGTCCCCGAGCTCGCGCCCGAGGTGCCGCCCTGGGTGGCTTTCCAATTCGTGTCGAGCGGGGCGAGGTTCACTCGCGCATACGATCCGCCCGTGACTTCGGTCCCGCCGCCGACGTCCGAGGGGGCCGCGGTGAACAGGGCGACATACAGGCCCGCCGGTTTCGCGAACGTCGCCGTTCGGAACAGGTGATCGATCAATTTGTTTTCGAGATAGTCCGAGGCTTGCGTCGTTCCCATGTGATCCCCTTTACGCCGTTCCGAGTTGTGTCCCCGCTTGCACGGATCGCATGATCAATTCCGACACCCGACGGGCGAGGTTTGATTCCGTGTCGACGAGGTTAAACGTGTTCGACATTTGCATTTGATGCTTGGGAACGACGTCGGTCCCCCGCGGGAGGTTGACGAGCATCTCGCCCTCGTGAACCTTCGCCATCCCGCCTTGAAAGTTTTGGACCCCCGACGCGAACGAGGGCACGGGAATATTGGCGATGTTTTCCCATTGGCTCGTACTGGTGAACAGGGAATTTTGTTTGAGGATCGCGTTTACCTTGGCGCTGTATTGCTGCAATGTGATCCACGCCCGGATCGCCTCCGCCGACATTTCGACCGACGTCGTCACGGCCGTATACCCTTGCGACGTGCCCGTCGTCGCGATCGCGGCCGATTGCCCGGCGGCCGTATGCGCCTCGCTCACCTGTTCGAGTGACGCGACGAGGTTTTTATTTTCGGCGTCGAGTTGTTTCTGTTCGGCGACCAAACCCTTTTCGAACTCCGTCGCCTCGCGGTTCACGCGGGCGACTTCGCTCATTTGCTCGACGTAGGCTTTCCCCGCGTCGAGCTTGCCTTTTTGGATCGCCGCTTGCTCTTTGTCGAACGCGGCCCGGTCGGCGGCGAGGCGGGCGTCACGTTCCATGAGGGCGACCCCGTCCTCGTTCGATTTGTTCCGCTTGTCGCGGGCTTCGGCCTCCTCGCGGAGGGCCGCATTCAGTTTGGTTTGCTCCGCGGTCGCGAGCCGTTGGCGGTCGGCGAGCACGTTGAGGGCGAGGGCGTTGAGCCCGTATTTCGCGGTGAGTTGTTCGGTGGTCGCGCCCGCTTGGATCGCGACGTCAATCTCCGCCCGTTGCGCGTCGCTGAGGTTGCGGACTTCCCGTTGTGCGGTCGCGAGTTTCGTCGCCCAGTCGATCGACGCGTCCGCGTTTTTTTTCAGTTGCGTTTCAATGAATTTGATCGCGTCGGCGTACTTGATCCCTTCCTGGGCGCCGAGCGAGAGAGCGCGGTTGATCGTGTCCTGTTGCGCGGCCGCGGTTTCGGTGGCCACGTCCCCCCACCCCATGATCGAGCGGGTGAGTTTCTCGACCGCGGTGCTCGCGCCCGTGAGGCCGTCAATGAACTCGCCGATTTTCCACCCGGTCATAAACGCGCCCGCGGCGAGGCCCGCGGTCCCGAGGAGCCCCATTTCCTTTGTCGTTTTCCCGGCGGCGTTGGCGATATCTTCGAGCCCCTTGACTTGCGGCCCGATGTTGATCCCGGCCGCTTGGAGGGCGCCGTCAAACTTCTGATATTCCTTCGACAGGCCCGACACCGAGCCCGACGTGTCGGAGGCCGAATCGCCGAGCGCATCGATCCGCCCGCCCGCCGCGCCGATCGAGTCGAGGAGCTCCTCTTGTTTGCGGGTCGCGTCGACGGTCGCGGTCGCGATCGCTTGAATACCCGGCGGTACCTCGCGCCCGAGCGCGGTGAGTTTCTCGACGGCCTCGGCGCCGGTCGCCCCCATGCGGGCGAGCTCCTTTTCCGTAAACGCGGAGGCGCCCCCGGCCCGCTCGAATACCTCCGCCATTTGGGTCGCTTCCTGAATGATCTTCCGGCCGCTGAACGAGTCGGCCATCTTCGAGAGGCCGCCCTCGACTTTCGCCGCGCCGGTCGCGAGATCCTTGAGGTGGATCTCGGACTTCTGGACCGCGTCAAAGAACGAGGAGAAATCCGCGTTGAATACTCCGGTGACGGCCATTTACTCGCGCCCCTCGCGGATCAATTCCTCGATCAAAATTTGATGCACGTCGACGTCGAGGTCGCGGACCCATTCGTACCGCCACCCAAAGCGGCGAGCGATCAGGAGGTCACTGATCACGGCGTCACGCCATCCGGGATTTTTTTTTGTTGGTCCCGCTCCGCTTGCATGGCGGCCTCGTGCGCTTCGATCGCGAGCCGGATCTCGCGAAAACTTTCGGTGTCGAGCGAGTCGATCACCGTGAGGAGCTCATCGGCGGCGAGCTCGCGGATCGTGACCGCGTTCCCCGCGTCGTCGCGGAGGTTCCAGTCGAGCAGATACGCGACGATGAGCCCGGCGCCGGTCATGAGCGGATTGACGACGTACTGCCCGCTCGCGGCCAACGTGTAGAGCCGGGCGAAGTGCGCCCGCTGTTCGCCCGCGGTGAGGCGGGCGCGGACGATCAGTTGATCGCCGTTGGCCAGGGTGAGCGTCCGCGTTTCTGGTCGAACAAATCGCGACATTTAAAAAACCTCAAGCGGCCCGAGGCGAGCGGTGATCGCGCCCTCGTGGATCGTGAACTCCTCGATCACCCACTGCCACCGACCCTTGTCGTGGGGCGCCGTGAAGATCAACGGGCGTTGCGTCATCTTGAATTTGTCGACCGCGACGACCGTCCCTTTGAGCGACCACTCCGGTTGCCCGCGTCCGTTCGCCTTGCGTACGACCGTGTAGCCGTTGACCGCGGCGGCGTTGTAGTACGACCAACGAATCTGGCCAACGACGCCGCGGATCACCCCGACCGCCATGAGCTACGGCGCGACTTCCATCGACCACGGGCCCGCGGCGTCGAACTTGCCCGACCATGTGACGGCGCCTTTCGCCGAGACACTGATCGCGCCGTCGAGGTTCGCGAGGCCCGCGAAAAATACGGCCGCGTCGAGGGTGTCGGGAACGAGTTTCAAAAACGCCGGGACCGATCCAAAGATCACGTCGAACACTTCGGCCGGGGTCGTCGAGGCATCCCACACCCCCGACAACGATCCCGAGTAACTCGGCAAACCCGACACCGTTTGTTTATTGGTGTCTTGGAAACACGTCACGTCGACGCGATCCTTTGCGAGATCCAAATCCCAAGCGTCGACGCTCGACACGCGAACGGGTGTCGACCCGCCCGTCGGATCGATCAAGACGTCCCCTCTGTGACCATGTATGCGAGCCATTGCGTCTATTCCTTTCGCGAGCGGTTAATCGTTCGGACTGACAAAAATTTCGTAGTGCGCCCCGCTGTGTTGCCACCGGAGATCCGCGTCGGTCGCGTCGGGTTGCGCGAACCGAATCCGGCCAACCCTCAACGTCGACATGTGCGTATACCCGTCGAGCGTTCCGAGCCCGGCCCCGTGGAGCAACGTGTGGATCCGGTACGCCGCTTGGTCGGCGACAACCGGGCTCTTGGCCAGGACGACGGCTTTCACCGCGTAGACGCTCCGTTGATACAACGACGACAACCCGAGGCCCTCGGTGTCTTGGTGCGCGATTTGCGACACGAGCACGACGCGGGTTTTGCCCGCGGGCGCGACGTCGATATACACCCCGTCGGGGAGCAACGATTGCAGCGTCGGATCCCCCGAGAGGATCGCCACGAGCGCGGCGTCGACGACCGCAATATCAGGGCTCGACACGGAACCCCGCCCGCTCGACGAGGGCCGCGAGCTCGTCGTACATCTGTTTGCGTCGCCGTTGCGCCTCGTCGACGAAAATATCCGCCGCGGGCATGACGCCGCGGTGATAGCCCTTCGACGTTTTGCGCGTCTTGGTCCCCCGCTCGAAAATAAACGCATGTCTCGCGGTGCTCTTAACGATCCGCGTCGCCCCGAATTGCCCGCCGGGCTGTTCGACGACGCGAACGTGATCGCGGAGGTTCCCGCCGCCGTACGTGTCGTTACCGGGCCCGACCGGATAGCGCGACACGATCCGATCCCGCGCATCGTCGGCCGCTCGCGACACGATGAGCTCCGCCTCGTTGGTGAGCTCACTCGGCAAGCGACGCAAGGCGGCGCGGAGCTCGTCGAGGCCCTCGAATCGGAACAGGGCGCGGTTACTCACGGCGTCACCATTTCGACCGCGGTTAGTTCCATGAGAATTTTTCGCTCGTCGGGGGTCCGCGTTCCGGTGATCGCAAACGTGCGCCCGTCGAATAGCATTCGCGTCTTGGTCGACACCCCCGCGTGATACCGACCGCG